CCCACTTGCCAGGTATTACGAAGCTGGGCGAATTTCTTGGCGCGTATCGTTCCGTCTAGGATGATATCGTCTGCGGATATGAGCACGTATCCGTTTTCGTCTACCTGCCCTATTTTCAATTGCGCGTTGGGAACCGGTTGCCCCGTGGTCTTGTCAATCCCCATCACGCGCATTTCAATGGAGTCCGCCTGCTGCTGGAAGGTTGACGACGCGATAAGCGATGGGTGGGCAAGTCGATAGCTATTCCCCGCAACTGGAGCGGTATCGAATGCGCTGTCCAGCGTCAAGGTGTTCGTTGCGCTGCCTACAACCGTCCGCACTTCGTTCTGTGCGGGTCCGTCTAGCATCGCCACCATGAAGCCCTTCAAGTTAGCCAGAAGCGTCTGTCCGTCGTCTGCGGTCAGCGCTGTGAAGTCTTTGGAGGTGTCCGTCAAGGTCTTTGCAGTTGCATTGTAGGACGTCACCGTGGATTCCAGCAGCGTTGTGCGCTCGTGTTTGGCTACGGTGCTTGAAATCTCGTCTGTTTTCTGCGCTATAACCGATATGTCGGCAGTGTTATCCTCGACCTGCGCTCTGACGGTCACTAGATCCTCCGCCGCCTGGTCCCACAGGTCCGAACCAGCCACGAAGTCCTTGGCGAGACTGTCGGTGACTTCCTCGGATAATGACACCTTTCCGGGTTTGCCTCCCACCACGGGTTCGCAGTAGTCGCTGGGATTATCCCATATATCCCACGAACGCGCCCTGTAGCGGTAGTCGGTGTTCAAGTCCAGCCCGACATCGGAATAGAAGGTATCCGTGCCCGACCAGATGGTTTCCCATTCGCTCCATGTCGCCTGCCCGTCAATGCTGATAGAGCGCTGGAGGTCGAAGTGGCTGAAATCGTAGTCAGGCATACGGTCTATCAGACACACCATCATCTTGAAGCCGGCTATAACCCGCAGTATGGGAATGCCGGGCGGAATGTTATCCGGCGGCGGCAGGTTAGGATGCCCCGGGATTATCTCGATTGTTTGCTCAATTCCGTCTATGGCATCATTGGTCCTATCGACAATCTCGTCAATCTGGTGTTGAAGGCGTCGGTCGTTGAACGCGCCTGTCCGCCGTATCTTCTGCGCCACGAGCACACGCCTCCTTATCAGTAGGTTGTTCGCGCTTCCGAAGCAACCGCATACGGCACGCCTATCGTCAATACGTTGCAAGGATGTGCAGTCGCATTTTCGACTCTCACAGACGCTCTATATCCAAACCGCGAAGTGCGCTGCCTGCCGACGGGATTGCTGAATGTGTCCGTCACCGTGCCATCCACCTTCAGTTTGGCGGTCAAGTCGCCTCTGGTTGTATCGTCTTTCCTGTAGTCAACATACAGGCCCCAATACCTCTTCTTCAGATTGGGCACCTGGAACGCAAACGGTTTTGTCTCCGCGACCATGGGAATTGAAACGCCATTGTAGTCTGTCGAACCCACTCCCAGTTTGATGATGTAACCATCATGCGTCCCGGCGAGAACCGTACCGTCTAGTCTGCTTAACCAACTCCATATCTCCAACCCCGTCCAAATCGCGAACGCTTTGAGGGACCAGTCGTATACGAGCACTTTGTTGTTTTTCGCGCCGCCTGCGAGGTCGCTGTATGACAACAGATATCTCTGGTTGACGCGATCCCATATGCCCTGGGCAATAGCGGGCTTGGCGATGCCATTGACTACGCTTGTAGTCTTGTGCGAACAGAGGTTGGCCACCATCTCTTCGCCTGGTATCATCGCCGCCGTCATCGAGAGCATTGAGGGGGAGATGGCGAACACGCCGCCTGTGCTCAGATAAGTGAGACTGCTTGCCGTCAGAGTGATGGAGTCTGCCGCAGGAGTGCCCTGCGAAGTTGATAACCGCTCCCATACCGCGTCCGTTTCCGGGTCGAGTCCGCGCCACGCCCAAATCGCGTTCGGGAAGAACACGAGCACGGAATCGCCAAACATCGCCAGACCCGTGATCGGTCCATCTGCCAATGTTGGAACCAGGGACGATGTGGGCTTCCACCATGTCGGATCACCCAACTCGGAATAGTACATCGTGGAAGGGTATTGAGGATCGCCCGCCGCGAACATGCGGTGCGTACGGGTATTCATCAACAGGAATTTGCATCGCCGGATCGCAGTCAGATCGTTCTGAACCGGAACCTCGGTCTCGCTCTTGTAGTCAAGCGTCACGGTGCTGGTTCCGTCATCTTTCCCGACCACCATCATAAACAGGTCGGCGTTCGGCGAATCCTCTCCTGTGAACCGGAAGGTTGTCTTGTTGACCACTATGTCCGTCATCGCTCCCCCGGAAAGGTCCTTTAATTGCACGGTCTTGGCTTCCAGTTCCGGTTTGACGGCAACCTTGGCGGTTATGATTGTGCCGCTCGATACCACCATACGAACCTCTTCGTCAACGTTTGGCTGCTGTGTCCAACCGCCCCATGGGTCTATCTCGGAGGTGATTGGCTGGGTCGTTTTTGCGGGAACGCTGCTTACCGCGCTACCGTCGTAACGATAGAATCCGTTGCCATCCACGAAGTAGACGCTGTTTTTGAAGAACACGTATCCGATGCGGTCGGAGGCTAGGGCCTTTACCAGTGTCTTCGCATACGTCTCCTCGTTGATGCTGTGCAGGGATTGACCGATGACCGCAAGCATGGTTGTGCCGCCGCTCATTCTCGGCCATTCAATGAGTTGCGACACCTTCGCGCCGTAGGACGCGGCATTCAGTTTCTGTGTGCCGCGCCTCTTGGCAATTCCTCCGCGCATTCCCAATTCCACGTTTTCGGCGACAGTGAGTTCGTTGTCGGCTATCAGGTCATCGGCGGCATCCGTATTCAGCCCGCCGCGAAAATCGGCGAACATGGCTAATTCTCTTGGCACGACATCTCACCGCCTTACCTGACCACTTGCCATGCTCTTGCTTTCCTCTGCCCGAACTGCCCCGCTTGCTGTTGAACCTTAGCGTTGTACTGCCCCATCAATCTGTCTAGCACGGCGACCTGACTCTCCGCCAGGTTCGGGGTCGCTTCGTGTGCGCGGATAGTTGCGTAGAGCACGACCGCTTCGTGGCAAGTTGTGGGCAGGATGCTCTCGTCTGCGAGGTTCACGAGTCTGTCGGGTGTTTGGTAGTAGACTATATCCAGGACTTGGCTTTCGTTGGGAACCGGCGATAGAAGGATGCTCGTCTGTCCGAGTTTCGCATATCCGGTCGGCACCCCTTCCGTATCTACCGCGTCCGCAAGCGGAATCTCGGACAACTTCTCGACTCCGTACTTCACTTCGCGGAGTCTCAGCAGGTCGGAAGGCAAGGCATACACTGCATCTCCGGCGGTTGTGACGCTCTTCGCTCTTGACGCGAGGCACAAGGTTTTCCGGGCGAAGTCGAGCTGCCCTTCGTTGAGCCAGTGCCGGATTAGGTCGTCTGTGAGTTCGCGGGGCGCGAGTTCTCTCACCCGCGCCCGAACGTCCGATATCATCTCTCTCAGGGTCATATCGCATGACCTCCGATGCTAGGCTCCAATGCCGCCCAGCTTCTTCTGACCAACCAGTTCGATTTCGAGGTTGCTTGTCCAGATTGCGCGGATGGCCTCGAATTCGGCGTTGTACATGTTCGCCAGCATTGTTGGGTCTTGACCGAACTTCGGCGCGGCGATGATGTGCGCCCTGAGAACGATTAGGTTCTGGTACTCCAAGGGGATTTCAGACTCATCGGTGTCGCCGGTAAGTAGTGGCAGGCGCTTGAAGTACCATATCTTGATACCTTTGGTAACAGCCTCTGTCGGTACCGGCAACACGCCCAACTTATTGCCCCATTGGTACCAGAAGGGCTGCGTCGCGCTCGGAGTGTAGAAGGCGTTGTTGAGCGTCGCGCCCCTGTTGACAATGTCCATCGCCATGCACTGCGCCAACGGTCCTTCTGCCTCTGTCTTGTATGCAACCGCGCGAATCCTTCGCGCATCGGTGGGCAGATCGTACTCGTCTTTGCTTATTTCTGTGTCTATCTCCGCCGTTGCGCCGAACCAGCGGGACGTAATGTTGTCAAGCCGGTTTGCCACGTCCTGCTGTCCCGCGTTAAGCCACTGCTTCAGCTCGGCAGTGGTGTATTGCACCTGCCCAATATCGCCTAGTCGCGATTGCAGGTCGGAAAACATCTCTTTGAAGTTCATGGTGGTTTACGCGCCTCCTGTTGTGGTCGGAGATTGTTTGGCGGGAGGGGTCGCATAGTTCGCAATCACGTCCTGGTATGCCTGACGGAAGTGCGCCGCCGCATCGTAGTTCTGGTCTTTCGAGTGGGCTATAGCGCATGCGTAGAAGATGACCGCTTCGTGGAGTTCGTTGGGAAGAGAGCATTCGGCGGTATCGCCTGTCATCTGTGTTGGTCGCTTCACATAGTAGAGAGACACCTTCTTGTTGTCCTCTGTGGGTTTGGGATATATGTCCAGCGTCTTCCACACGAACGCGGCAGGGTCGGCGACGGTCGGAGTCCAGAACACGTTCCCGCCGTTGATGGCTCGTAGCTCCTCAAATCCAATCATGCGACAGGGCGTTCCCTCATACGACACGCCCCGCCATCTGAGGAAGTCGGCGGGGAGCGAATAGGTTTGCACTCCTGCGATTGTTTCGGATTCGGAGATTTCGCGAAGGGTGTGGAGGGTTTCGTTGGGGAGTCTCTGCGCGAGGTCGAGTTGTCCTGCGTTCAGCCATCCATTTATCTCTGTGTCTGAGTAGAATGTCGTAGCCGTTTCAGCGATTCGCGAACGCACTTCCGTCCGCATTGCAAGCAGGTTCATCTATCATCCATCACCGCCTTTCCATGGCGACGGTTCGCCTTTGGTCCAAATCACTGCGCTACCCCCCCACTAGTCCGCGTCCATCCCGGCTGCGACGGATTCACTCGACTCCATGCGTTACCCGCAGGCGACGGCTTGCTCCATTCGCCCGCCCTCGCTCTGCGCTCTATCCACCCTGGCGCAAACAGGTCCGCGAACCGCAATGAATCCTCAATCGTCAATCCCGCCGTCTTTGAGAGCGAGTCCGCGAGAATGAGCATGTCGGTGAGAATGAGTTCCTTCACCCGTATGCGTTGCGCAATGTCCGAAAACAACAGCGAATCCGTCAGAGCCTTGTCAATTGTGCGACTGAGGTTGTCCGTGAGCGTCAGAACGTCAACCAGGGTCTTGCCGACCGTCTTTCGTGCCTCGTCCGTCAGAGAAAGACCGTCCAGGATGACCGTAGAGACGAGTTTGGATGTCTGGTCGTGTAAAACTATGCTGTCCACCAGAACTCGCGCTACAGAGGCGTACCGTGCGTCTGAGAGGGTTATGGCGTCAGAGAGGGTCTTGCTTGCTTCCCTGCCGCCCAATTCATCCGAGAAGGAGAGATTATCCGTCAGGAGAAGCGTTAGGACTCTCTTGGCTTCAGAAGAATCCGAGAGAGAGAGAGAGTCTACGAACTCCCGAAGGATGTTCTTTGCGATTGGGTCAGACAGAATCAACGAATCCGACAATGTTTTCCCGAATAAGCGGTCGTAGGTGTCTGAAAGGTTCAACGAATCAGATAGGGTCTTGCCCGTTCCTTTGCCCAGCGAATCCGCGAAGGTCAGGTTGTCGGTGACCGTGAGCGCCCGTATTGCCGCAAGCAGTCCCTCCGCCGTGCTCGTTGCTATCAAGTCGCCCTGCATCACCCTGGCCCTGTGAGCCGCTCCTGCGCCCTCTGCTGCGATGGCTGCTATGCCCCCTGCGAGTCGTTGCCGTGAGAGAGCGGAGATGGCCATTGCATCGGCTGCGACCGTGCCCGTTGGTATGCTGTGGCGTGTCGTGTCCCCGGCGACGGTGACCGTGGCGGTGCAGGAGCCGGATAGCTCCTTGATGGTGCGACTGGCCTTCCCCAGCACCCCATACAGCTCTCCGTCTACTACCCGCAGCCCCACAGCGCCCGGAAGGTGGGCAAACAGCTCGCCGTCTCTCAGCAGCACTGCGCCCACCTCCTAGCTAACTTCGGGGTCGCTGAATATGCTGTATGCGCCCGTTGCCGGGTCTCTCGAGTACAAGCACACGTCGAGCACTGTATCTCGCGTCGGAGTGATGGATACCGACACCTGCTCCCACGTATCCGCAGCGGCAGTGCATGTCGCCGTCTGCGTAGACAGCCCCGGCCCTTTGAGCCATATCTGTGGTTTCTTATCGCTTGCAGTCCCGTGGTGGCGTACCCACCACTTGACGGTAATAGCTTTGTTCTTAGCTGCCGCCACCTTCATGATATGCATGGAGTTGCCCGTAAGCTTGATAGCCGGGGCAGTCGTCTTGTAGGTCGTCCACTCCTCTGCCATATCCGGCGGCTCCCAGCAGCCAATACTAGGCTTGCCT